GAGAAACGATTTTTGGCCAAAAAAAGTGGGTTTTTGCCCACTTTCAAAAACAAAAGTGGCCACAAAAAAGTGTTGCGCTGCAACGGTTTTTCGGATTCTGCCCACTTTCCCACTTTTATTTCTTATTAAACGCGAAAAGAAAAATAGTATTTATATATAAAATAGAAAACAAAAGTGGGCATTTGGCCAGAAGCTTAAAACCTACAAATAGAAAGGAGAAAATGTATGCGGATCAATCATGTGCGTTGTCGAGTTCATCCACCTTCCAATGATATTTTGAGTGAGCGATTGCTGTTGTAGAATCAGTGTGATTCGCTCTTGTAATTTACTTCCAAAAATGTTACAGTTTTAGTGTAGCGATAGAAGGAGGTAATCTATATGGCAAGACATGATGAGTATGCTGATATTTACGAAATCGATTCGTGCTTTGTTTTCCAGTATCGTAATCACAAGTTGAGTAAAGCCCAAATCGTAGATGCTACTGAGATGGATGATTTACCTGCTCGCAAGCATAATGACGGTGATGATTACATTTATATTTTCTGTTCGAACTGTAATGAGTATATGGACTTTATCAAAGGTGATCCATATGTCATGAATGGACATTGGGCATGTCCTATATGTGGAGTTCGTGTTCGTGAGAAAACTCCATACAGCGAACTCGGAAGAGAGAATCGTGAATGGATTCGTCAGCATGATATTTCTGACGACTACGAAGAAAGTGGTTATGACCTCGATGATCCCGATTACGACTGGTCCGATCTGTAAACTTTATATTTTCAATTAACGCCTGTGTCTTAGGACATGGGCTTTATTTTTTGCCCAGAATTCGCGAAAAAAACACGCTCTATTATGAAGAGGAGATAGATAGTGGTTTTTACTGTCTATTTCTCTTATTTTCGTCTGTTAGGAGAAAGTATTCACGATGTTAGAACGAGGGTACCAAGGCAAGCTTATCAAAAAGCTCAAGAAGCTCTTCCCCGGCTGCATGGTGCTGAAAAATGACTCCAGTTATATTCAGGGCATTCCTGACCTTATTGTTTTGTATGGCAATAAGTGGGCGATGCTCGAATGTAAGAAAGCTGCGAATTCTAAACGGCAACCTAATCAGCCATATTATGTGGAACTGTTAAACAAGATGTCTTTTGCTCGGTTTATCAGTCCCAGCAATGAGGAGGAAGTTATCCATGAGCTTAAACAGGTATTCCAACCTTAAAGGTCAGCACGCCTTTCTGAGTCCAAGTAACTACCACTGGTTAAGATACACACCCGATAAGCTGGTTGAAACTTGGCGTAACAACCAAGCAGCGAAGCGCGGTACTGAAATCCATGACATTGCTGCCAAATGCATCGAGCATGGTATTAAGTTACCTCGCACCGGTCAGACGTTAAATATGTACGTCAATGATGCCATTGGCTATCGTATGGAACCCGAAGTGACTCTGTTTTATTCTCAGGTTTGCTTTGGCACCGTTGATGCAATTGGCTTCAGTAGAAAGCTTCTTCGTATTCATGATCTGAAAACAGGCATTACCCCCGCAAGTATGGATCAGCTCATGATCTATGCCGGTTTGTATTGTTTGCAAGAACACATCAATCCCTTTGATATTTCTTTTGAACTCCGCATCTATCAAAACAATGATGTCGTAAAAGCTGAACCCTCTCCTGACGAAGTCAAGGATGTTATGGATATTATTGTGGAGTATTCTAGAATCCTTGAAGATGTCATTGAGAAGGAGGGCTAACCAATGAATCAAATCGCTAATGATATTCTCATGCACTATGGCGTTAAGCGCCGTTCTGGTCGGTATCCTTGGGGTTCCGGCGAAAATCCTTATCAGCACAGCGGCGACTTTCTGAGTCGAGTTGAAGAGCTCGAAAAACAGGGTCTTTCTCAGAAAGAAATTGCTGAAGCTGTTGGTTTGGACAGCACTACCGAACTGAGAACATTCCGTAGAGTTGCTGCACATGAACGCCGCGAGCTTGAACGTGCCCGAGCATTGGCTCTTAAAGAAGAGGGCAAAAACAATAGTGAGATCGCTCGTATTATGGGTTATAAGAGTGAGTCTTCTATTCGCTCTCTTCTGGATGAGAATACCGCAGCTAACAAGAATGCCGCTCGTGTAACGGCTGATATTTTGAAGGCCGAATGCGATGCCAAAGGAATGGTCGATATCGGCAAGGGTGTTGAGCGTGAACTTGGTATTACGCCCACTAAGATGCAGGAAGCTCGTTTCTTACTTGAAGCCGAAGGCTATCATGTGTACGGCGTTCCTGTTCCTCAGGTCACTAACCCCGGTAAACGCACGACCGTAACAGTTCTTGCTAAGCCTGATATTACTTACGGCTATGCGATGCAAAATAAAGGTGAGATTCAGTCTGTCAAAGATTACCATTCCCGTGATGGCGGTCAAACCTATCAAAAACTGCAATACCCCGCGAGCATCGATTCCAAACGTGTACAGATTCGCTATGGCGATGAAGGTGGTTTGGCAAAAGATGGAGTCATTGAGATTCGTCGCGGTGTAAAGGATCTGGACCTGGGCAACTCACATTATGCTCAGGTTCGTATTCTTGTTGATGGAACCCATTATCTTAAGGGTATGGCAATGTATTCTGACGATCTGCCTGACGGTGTTGATATTATGTTCAATACTAACAAACAAAGCGGAACGCCTAAAACAGATGTCATGAAAGCTATCAAACATGACGATCCAAATAACCCATTTGGTGCAATGATTAAAGCAAAAGGTCAGAGCACCTACATTGATATTGACGGTAAAGAAAAACTCTCTGCTATCAATAAGATCAAGGAAGAAGGCGATTGGAACGGCATGGACAATAATCTGTCCTCTCAGTTCCTTTCTAAACAGCCTTACAAATTGATATCTCAGCAGCTTGATCTGACTTATGAACAGAGACAGTCTCAGTTTAATGAGATTATGTCTTTGACCAATCCTACCGTTCGGCAGAAGCTATTACAGGACTTCGCCGATGATTGTGATGGTGCAACTGTTCATTTGAAAGCTGCTGCTCTACCCAGACAGCGTACTCAGGTTATTTTGCCTCTTGAGAAGATGCACGAGTCTGAGATCTACGCTCCTAACTGGAATGATGGCGAACAGGTTGCACTCATTAGATATCCTCATGCGGGTACTTTTGAGATCCCTATTCTTACTGTCAATAACCGTAATCCTTCTGGTAAGAAGATCCTTGGCCCTGATATTCAGGACGCCGTAGGCATCAATCCCAAAGTTGCAGAACGTCTTTCTGGTGCTGACTTCGACGGCGATACTGTTGTAGTCATTCCTCTCAGTAATGGCGTTCATGTTAAGTCAACACCTAGACTGGACGGCCTAAAAGACTTTGAACCTAAGACTGAATACGCTTATCGCGAAGGTATGCGTGTCATGAAGAAGAGTGAAGTTCAGAAAGAGATGGGAATGATTTCCAATCTTATTACGGACATGACTCTTCGTGGTGCTCCTGAAAGTGACATTGTCAAAGCTGTTAAGCACAGCATGGTCGTTATTGATGCCGAAAAGCATAAACTCGACTATAAGCGTTCTGAGGTTGAGAATGACATTGCCACTCTGAAGGAACGTTGGCAAAAGCGGACTCTTGAAGACGGTACTGAAAAGATTGGTGGTGCTTCCACGCTTCTCTCTCGTCGTAAACAGGAAGTCTATGTTCCTGAGCGACAGGGTAGTGGCATCATCGATAAAGAAACAGGTAAGGTTACTTACAAGGAATCCGGTCGTACTTATTATAAGAACGGCAAAGAAGTCCTTGCTGAAGAGAAAGTTAGCCTGATGTCTACAGTAGAAGACGCCAGAGTTCTGTCTTCTGGTCATGCTACTGAAGAGGCTTATGCTAACTATGCTAATAAGCTTAAGGATCTGGCCAATACTGCTCGTAAAGAGATGGTTAATACCCACGGTACCCCCAGAAACAGTTCTGCTGCCACTACCTATCAGACTGAAGTTGTTTCTTTGGAAAGTAAGCTTAAGGTCGCTGCTACCAATGCCCCTAGGGAGAGGCGCGCACAGGTAATCGCCAATGCTAAGGTTAAAGCCCAGCTTCAGGAGCACCCCGAGCTCTATGGGCCTGCCTATAAGAAGGAACGCAAGAAGCTAGCCCAGATGGCTATTATTGATGCCCGTAATGAAGTCGGAGCCAAAGGCAAAGACACAAAGATCGACATTACTGAGCGTGAATGGGAAGCCATCCAGGCGGGTGCAATTAGTCACACAAAACTCAAAGAGATTCTCAATTACGCAGACATGGACAAGGTTAGAGAGTATGCTATGCCTAAGACCCAGACTCAGCTTACTGTCGCACAGGTTTCTAGAATTCAGACACTTAATGCGATGGGCTACACAAATGCTGAGATTGCCCGGGCTATTGGTGTATCTGAGTCCACCGTCCATGCCCAGATCAGTGGTTAAGGAGGTGAACACTACAACTATGGCCAGAGTATGCGCCCTATCTACCACAGACAATCCATACTGCCCCATTAACGAGTTTGATGCTTGGTATCGTTATGATATGGACAAAGGCTATATGTCGTGTTCATACCTTGATCGCATTGCTGTTACCTCGTCCGCCTTTACGGATGATGAGAACAATCGTGAGATTGAACGCGCAATTGATGAGATTGTCTTCTTGAATGGAAAACTTTATAAGAAAGTTGTCATTGATGCCTAGCACTTATTGGTTCCCATCCAAAAACCACTTTCTTTTGGATGACAATGAATGATAATAAATAAAAATATTTTTATAAAATATTTGTTTTCCATTCAGTTCATCTACGGTCACTAGACCTGTTCTAGACATAGGGGGAGGGGTCCGCAAAATAGACCCCCCTCCTGCATCGCGGCGGTCCTCAAAAATCCTCCGGGGGTAAAATTCCTGGAAACTCTTTGAGGGCCGACGCTTTATTTTTTGCACTAAAAGGAGACCACAAGTAACTCTCTGCCTGTTTTTCTTTTCTTCTTTCGGCAGGCCTCCCGTAAGAGTGTATATTTGTGGTCTCTTTTTAGTGCAAAAGTGTTCTAAAACCGTTACGAAAGTCTTCATAACCTAAAGCATAGTTCTACATAATTCTACGAGAGGAGGCTGAAAGGGTGAAGAAAGCTAAAACGGGAATCGATTCCACGCCACATCCTCCAGCCAGAACTCCTGAAGGTAGAGAGAAGCAGCTTGTGGCTTTAGCTATGGATGCAGCCGAGAAGCAGCTTCGTGATGGAACAGCCTCCGCGCAGGTTATTACGCATTTCCTAAAGTTGGGAACCGAGACAGCTCGTCTTGAGCGTATCAAACTTGAACGGGAAAACGAATTACTTACTGCTAAGACAGATGCTATCAAGTCTGATAAGGAACGAGAGCAGAAGTATGAGGAAGTTGTTGCGGCATTGAGAAAGTATAGTGGGCAATCTGATGAGATCGACTATTCTGACTTATTCTGAGCTGTGTCAACTTGACACTTTCGAAGAGCGTTACCGATATTTGCGTCTTAATGGATCAGTCGGCAACGCTACTTTTGGTTTCGACCGTTGGCTTAATCAGCGGTTCTATAAAGACCCCGAATGGATTGCGCTTCGCAGAGACATAATCATCCGAGATTTAGGCTGCGATCTTGGCATGGCCGATCGGGAGATTTGTGGTCCGATCATGGTCCATCACATGAATCCTATCACAAAAGAAGACATCATTTATCGTAGTGAATTTCTGCTTAATCCTGAGTATCTAATCTGTTGTTCAGATAATACTCATAAGGCCATTCATTACGGAGACGAGAGCTTGCTGGTACTTGCTCCAATTGTACGCAGTCGGAACGATACTTGTCCATGGCGACATTAAACAGAAGGAGGAAGTATGGATAGCATTCTTGAGTCTATCAAAAAGCTTTTAGGCCCTAGCGGTTCTTATAAGTTTTTTGATCCCGACATTGTCATTCACATCAATACGGCTCTGGCAAGACTTGTCCAGCTTGGCGTTGGTCCCCCTGGCGGTTTTAGGATCGACGATAGCGGTGGTCAAACCTGGGAAGAGTTTATGGGTAACGATCCAAGACTTGAGCCGGCGAAAACTCTTGTCTATCTCAAAGTCAAGAAAGTTTTCGATCCCACCTTAAGCGCTTCGGTTAAACAGGCGTTCGATGAAGCAATTGCAGAGATCGAATGGACTCTTAACTGTGACGCTGAAGACATCCCGGAATAGGAGGAAATTCAAAATGGAGTATACTCCCTATCTTGTCCATTACGGCGTTAAGGGTATGAAGTGGGGTGTTCGTAGAACTGATGCTCAGCTGGCAAGAGCCAGAGGCAAAAGCGGTGCATCCAACTCCAAGACCTCTGATGCCGATAAGGAGAAGCGCAGAGCTACTGCAAAAAAAGTAGCCACAGCAACAGCCGCCGTTGTGACGGTTGCAGCCGCAGCTACAATTTACGCGAAGAACAAAGATGCTATCGACGATTTCGTGAGCAAGTATGCGAATCAGGCGGTAAGTTCTATCAAAACTACTAAGCAGAATGCCGCAGTGAAGAAAGCGGCTAAAGATACTGCCTATGCTAAAACCCATAAGGACGCTATTCTTAAATCTGCATCAAAACTCAATAAGTATAAGGATTATTACGATGCAAAAACTGTAGAGGACGCGATGAAAAAGATTCGTACTGAACAGGAGTTGCACGAGTTGTCTCGTAAGCAGATTCGCAATGGTGCCGATTATGTTCAGGCAATTCTGACATATGGTACCGTAGCTACTACCGCGTACAATATGCTCAAGAAATCTAAGAAACCCGATAAGAAAAAGAAGAATTAAACATCAATAATATTTTCTTCCTTGCGATAGAATTCGGGGTCTGAAATAGGTAGCTCTGCAAACTTCTTTTTGAGTTTGATCGCGTTAGGCTTAAATGTAACAAAAGTCAATGCTCCGGTTGCCACACCACCGATTACTGGTACGACTTTTGATACGCTTTTTGCAAAAATGTCTTTGGTCATACGAACGCCTAATAAAGCGGATATTTTCTTGACAATTGGAAACCAAGCTGTTTTCATCAGTGCTTTTTGACCAAGCTTTTTTGCCACCTTTTGTGCCGCTGCACCAGCAAGCACTTTAATTGCAGCATTTGCTTCTTGTACTCCGAACATAATGCCGAGGAAGACCATTATGTTACACATGGTTTCATCATTAATGGATTCGTCGTTCAAATCAAATTCCTCAAATCCATATAAATAGGCTAATTTTTGCATTATACGGAGTATAAAAGCAAAGTATTGTGCTAAGTCTGCAGGTACGGTAGCAGCCATTGCTACGCCACCAGGTATACCGGCTGCGAATGATATAGCAGTTACTTTACTGGTTTCATAGTCAATAGCTCGTTTTGCAATATTGTCTATGGCTGACCGAGGAATGCCGGCATATGCGGGGTTGTGTTTTAATGCTGTATCAACGGTTTCTTGAGAATAATACAATTTTAATTCTTTAGTTAGATATTCAGTACGGTTAATTTTTACGCCTGGAGTTTTGATGGCTAGAGCAAGGACATTTTCTACTGAGATTTCATTAGAGATACCGTTTTTTAGTTGCTTTATTTTTTCTGTAAATTTTGTTGCATCCGCCATTATAATCAAGCCCCTTTCGCTAAATATTCTATCACAATAGGTAGTAAAAATCAATATTTACCCCCCCCCCTAAAAGGGCGGGAGAGGAGGATAGTAAATGTGGGAATTTCAGTATCCTGACGAACTCTACCATTATGGCGTCAAAGGTATGAAATGGGGCGTTCGCAGATACCAGAAT